ATTGGCTGCATTCATGATGCCTTCTAAATCTTGTAATACTTTGAGTCGAAAAGCATCTTTGATTTGTCCGTCAGGAACTTGTACAAGCACTGCAATTTTATTGCCGGAAATTTTTAGATCTGTGTAACCATTTTGGGCAAGTATATCTTGTATCTCTTGCTTGGTAGCTGCTTCTGTAAGGATATTAATAAATTCGCGCATCATAATATTTATTGAATTTGTAATATGTTAATGTATGTTGCGTTGCAATAAATACTCATATAACCCACAAGGAGATCAAATGGACTGTCAAAGTCTAATGAAACGTTTACAAAACTGTTTCGCTTATAAAAGCGATGTTGAACAATACATCGAATCAAAAAATCCAAAAAATGCCGCTGATGTTGAACATTGGTTACAACAGTACACATATCAAAATCACAGGGACTGGAAATCAAATGCGTAAAATTATACAGGCAATTATAGAATACAGACAAAGACAAGCAGATTTATATTTGCGTTGTTTGACCGGCGTCATCTAATCGTTCGATATCTTCTTCTTCGCACCGGTCTCCATACTGAATTTCTACAATGGTACAAGGTTTTGTAAACGGATTAGTAAGTTGATGCCAGGCATTGCGTGGTACACGCCATTCGTCATATTTTCCCAAGATCTTAGGTGGGTTATCTAAATCGCCGGGCATGGCCATATTGATCATGCAAGTGCCCTCTGTAACCATCCAGTATTCACTTCTATACTGATGTCTTTGCATACTGAGAGTTTGACCTGGATCAACTCTTAAAGTTTTAACTTTTGCGCCTGGTATTTCGTTTAATACTGTGTACGATCCCCATTTTCTCTGTACTTCCGTAGAAGTCCATCGCTTGAGAATATCACTACTACTGTTCTTTTTGTCCTCTCCACCTACTCCAAAAACAAATTCTACATCATCAAAAATCATTTCAGGAATATTGTCTTGATTTCTGTCACCACCATTGGCAAAAATAATAGTATCGTTGGGGAACATTTCTTTTGCCTTGCGTATAGCATCACATGCAGTGCCGTCACGGTCATCAAACTCAATTACACGATCTACCATGTGTAGATTGTCAAGAATTGTCATGCGCTCATGCCATGACATAAATGGTTTACCTTTTTTATGTGCAAGCCAGGCGTCTGAATTTAAACCAACAATTAGCCAATCGCCTAAGTGATCAGCATGATTGAGATAAGATATGTGTCCAGAGTGTACTGGATCAAATCCACCATTTTCATTCTTTTGGAAAGTGGAAATTTTTATCAAGCCAAGTTGTAACAATTTCTTCTTGTTTAACATAGCTGAATTTATTAAGACTATCAATCACGCTGTCATTAATCAAGTTAAGATCTGCTAAATCAAACCAGGTTATTTTCTTTGGGTCCATTGGTGCAATATTTGATTTGTATACAGCAGCGTGTAGCCATGGATTGTTTTCCTCTTTAAGAAAATACGCATCTCTACAATCAAATCCGTTGACTGCCAACATGTATATTAAATTTACAAGATTATGATTGTAGTAACAACCATTATAGCTATGATTGTTTAATCTATTATAGGAGTAGTGACTGTTCTGCGGAAAAATTAGAATTAGCATCCCGTCGGGCACCAATTGAGAATTCCAAGTACGAAGGGTCGATAGAGGATTGGTAACATACTGAAAAGCATTATGGCACCAAATGAGATCAACACTTCTTGAAATTGGACAATCAGCTGTATCAAAATCTTCATTAACAACGTATACATTTTCTAATTGAGATAACCCGGGATCAATAATGTTTTTATTGATATCAACTGCATAGGTCTTATAATTTCTTGATTCTGGGGGATCATCTCTGGTTTCTAATGTAGCCCACCACTTTGTGTCTAATCCAGCGCCACAACCAAAGTCAGCCACAAATTCCAAACTATCTAAAAAGCTATCGTATCCATAAAGTAGATCCAATGTTTGTAAACTATGTTGATGACTTTCGAATGCATTTTTAAATTGCACCATTTTGTATTACCTCAATAATTATTTTTTCTTTTAAAGGTTTTAATCTTGATTCAAGTTGATTACAAGCCTCGGCAAGTTCAGTTTCTGATCCCCAATTTAAATTATGGATAAGATTAGTTGCCCAACGACCACACGTATCTTTTTCAATTTGTATGTCTACAGCGTTATACTTGGGACGGGCATTTGAGCATAATGCCCATTCTCGTAATATTTGTTCTGCCCGTTCCTTGTAATTTATCAAACCGAAATGTCCTCCATCCCGGCTGTACGCAGTCTTACCACATGTCCTAACATGAAATTTTTACTTTCTAAACCTTTCATAACTCCAAGCCATTTGTTTCTAAGCAAAGCAACTTCGTTAATGATAGTTTCAAAGTCAATGACTTCGTCCTCACCATCTGTATATTTCTCAGCGTCGCGACTTGTAAGAGCTCGGGCATAAGATTCCAAGTATTTTTGAAAATGCTTTCGTCTAATCTTGCGAAGTTGTATATTAAGATAGTTAAGTACAGCCTCGATCTCCTGAAGCTGGTTAAATCGGTGCTCTGTAATACCCGGTAAATTCGCAGCGGACTTTTCAACATTACCTCGTATAGGTGTCTCTGCTTTTGCCTGTGCGAGTTCGCCTTCATAATAATCAATGAAGGCCGGAATCTCGCCAAGATCTGCCACAACACGATTATACCACATTACTCTTCGTAATCAAGTTCGTCGTCCTCGTCGTCAAGATATTCTTCCAGTGCTCGCTTGGTGTAACTATCAGCACCGCCAAATTCTCTCAGTTCCTTGTCGCTCAGATTATCAACAAGCATACTTACTAAGTTATCAGCCGCTGCTTGTCGTTCTTTGGCAGGAACGTATTCTTTTAACGTTATATAAGTTTCAATCAAAACTTCAACATCAATGCTCATATTTCATCCTTTTTCCAATCAAGTTTTTTTTCAACATACAAATCCCCGTGGCATATTGAACATTCTTGTTGACGACATATTGTGGGTTCTGTAAAAAGTTTAAAATTGTCGTCTAATAAATTGCCAAGATGATCGTTTAAACATCTTCCGCTATGCACACTAAAATCATCATTAATTACAATTCTATCAACTCCGGCGTGACAATACCAACCTTTCCAATGATGGAGATTTTTGTCTAACAATTGATTAGCAAAAACTTCAATTTCAGTACCGTCACGTAGAGTAACTATTGCATTACAATGGTGATCTTTAGTTAGTGTTGTCATATAAATTTCATTTTTTTTATTAATTTCACCGGTTTTACATCTGCACGTTTTCCGTTAAATTCGTTGAATCCTTCGTTATATTCAATTTGATGCATATAATTAGCAATATTAAATTTGTTTAAAAATTTTTGATACAAATGTATTCTTTCATTGAACCATGATTCTTGCATCAAATTGACCATTACCATTGCATTCTTTTTTTTACTTGCTCGGTGTGCTTTGATTACGTTTCTAAAAAATTTTCTCTCATTCATGAACTCACTGTGAGTAGAAAATGTCACCCAATCGCAATAACTAACTAATTCTGTGTAAAAATTTGAATTAGCACTTCCGTTAGTAATAGTGCCAATTTGACCTATTCTATCTGAAAAATTATTTCTTGCCCATTGCAAAAAAGGTAATAAATTTTTATTTAAACTTGGCTCGCCACCTAAAATTGTTAAATGAATTTTTTGTTCTGTTTTGTGTTCTGATACTTTTATAATTTTTAGCCAGGCATTTTTTAATTCATCTAATGTTAAGTCCTTAGAAGTTTTATCGTGCCAAATTGGAGGACAATAACTACAATCAAAATTGCAACGTTTACTTATCATCCACTCAATTTGTAAACATGGCACATAAGGCCTAACTTTGACTATAGGATTATGTTTAGTTACAGTTGCCGAGCTGACCAAATTAAGCTCATTCATCATCTACTGTATTTTGGTGTTCTGCGGCAAGATGTTGATGTGGATTGGCAGTATAGTCAGTCATTACACTATCAAGACTGCCACCTTCGTTACGCTCCCAGGCCTTACGAAACTGCTTAATTACAGTACCATCTGCTAAGGTGTATTTAAGACTATTACCTTCTTTCTGTAATAATCCTTTTCCTTCAAACATGTCAACTAATCCAGAGTATGGATTCATTCCCTGTTCGTAAGGGATCTTGACCTGTACTGATTCAAACGGTTTAGCATAACGTGTTTTCATGATCTTGCATGCTGCACGAATACCTTTTACTTCGCTAATTTTATTACCATCTTCGTCTTCTTTTAACTTTAACTTACGCATAGCGACTACAATAGAACTTGCGTAGATAAAACCTTGACCACCTGAGATCTTGTCATCAGGATCAAACATGTCCTGACTGGCATAGGTATGGTTGGTTGCTACCAGACCAATATTTAAACTGCCAAACATGTTAACGCAGTTACGAACCAAGGCAGTCAGTGCTTTGGGCTTACGGCCCATGTCACCTTTCAAGTCACCTGCTTCGAACTGATTTACGTCAGTTGGGGTGAGCAACATGCCCAAACTGTCTAACACGATTAACACCTTGGGACGTTGGTCTTCAGGCAATGTTTTATACTCTTTAACAAACTCCGTGATCATTTTGGCCACATCGTCAATCATGGCCATGTTTAGTTTAAGGAGTTTATCCTCTGATGTGTCGACGCCGAGTGCATGTAGCCACGCTTCGTCAAGTGCGTTCTCTGTATCAATAAGAATAACGTAAATACCTTGTGCTTG